GACCAAACCACTTCCATTTCCTGGAGAGTATGTGACTTGATCTCCAGTTTTTAATTTATGACCCGGAAGATGTAAAGCTTTGGTTTGAATGAATCTTTCACTAATTCCAGTCCCTGGATTAGAGAAGGACAACGTAGATCCAATACCAACTCCAGCGATTGTTCCAAGACCTACAGTTTCACTTGGATCAAAATAGATTTGCTTATTTCTTCTGTAGTCATAGTCAGTCTTAAATCCAGAATTAATTCTTAATTTTCTAGGATTATCATAAATCTTCGTTGTTACTGTATGAGCAACAGCAACCGTACCCTCAACAGCACGAATAACTCTAATTCTAGAAAGTCTTGGTTCAACATTCAGAACCCTAACTTTCTCTGTTCCAATACCAAGAATATCATTTTCAGAAATGGAGGGATAAGAAAGATCTCCAATTACTGGGAGATAAGTAACAATTCCAGTTACACCATCAGTTCCAATACCAGATGAAGTGGTTCCCACTCCAGAGAGAGATAAAATACTACTAGAGACGCCAACTCTATATGCTCCCTCTAGAAGAGATGATGTTGTCGATAATCCAGAAACAATTAAAGTCTGAGTATTCTCAAATCCATGTGGGTTAGTGGAGAATGCAACATATTCTCCTTTATTACCAATTGGGAAGAATTCTACACCAGAGATAGAACTGGTAGCAAAACTCACACTAGTAACTGGTTTTCCACCGATTCTACTGACTCTTGCATATGCTCCATTTCCACCAGTTTGAGTATTATCAAATTCGATAATATCATTAACTTTATAATTATTACCACCAGTAATAATACCAACATTTTCAAGAACACCTGGACTTACAGATGTAATATCAACATTTTGATTTAAATCATTAGGTAGAGACAGATATTCATATTTGCTGTTCCCTGGAATTAAATTGTATGGAGCTACATTTCTAAAATAGTCTGTAGAATTCAAATCAAACAAATCTTGATTTGATGCAGGATCAAAATTAAATTTATTAGGAACTCCCTTAAAGTTTGCCCCAACAAGATATGGGAATACTGGTCTCTTGAAATTTAAGAAAGGTCCAGCAGAATCAACAGTTAATGTATTAATAGTAGCGAAGTAAGCATAAGTTCCTTCTGGATACTCTGGAGTAACGCAGAATCTACCATTGTTTTCATCAAGAACAGTATCGTCAGAAAGATTTTGGTGAGTGTAATCTTCAACAAAGAATCCCTCAGGGAACTCTGATGTTGGTGGTCTATTGGTTTTTAAGTCAAGTTTATATCCAGATTTCATCTGAGCAACGACACCACCAGATCTGGTTACATATCCATATGGTCCATAGATTGGATGCCCATCATATGCCCATCCAATAATTGGAGAGTGGTCGGATGACTCAATTTCTACATTATTAGAAATTTTTAAATCAGAGTTTCCATAGAGAATTTTTCCAGTTTGATCAACTCCATTTAATGCCTTTCTTAAACTTCTTGGTACATACAAGTGAGAGTATTGAGATCCATAATTATTGTTAGTGCCAAGTCTAATAAAACCATCATCATTAGTATATCCATCAAAATGTTTCTGGAATAAATTGGTTCTCCAGTTTTGAAGATTTGCAGATAGTTCTGCTCCTGTTCCTGGGAAATTAATTGTTATTGAAGTCTCAGCATTAGTATAACCAGCCCCGCCAGAAACTATTTTGACTGAGGTTAATACACCATCAGAAAGGATAGGCGTAAGAACTGCTCCAATTCCGTCACCATTTACAGTTATATTTGGAGATGAATTGTATAAAGTTCCCCCATTCAAGATAATAACATCTGTGATCGCACCATTTGAAATAATTGGTGATAATTGGGCATTTTTCCCAGAAACCAATCTTACAGTTGGTGGTCTATTAAAATTAACAATTTCAGATGACCCATAACCAACACCCTGATTTGAAAGATGAACTGAAGTTACACTTCCTCTAAAAATTGGTTGAATCTGTGCTTCAAAAGTTTCTGATCCAATAGAGGAGATGCCAATCTTTCCTTCAACAGAAACACTGATGTCTTGATAGTTAAATGAGTGTGTTCCTGACCCGGTAGAAGAAAAATCAAGATACTGTTTTGTTTGATAGTAGTAATCTTTATTCGTAGAACCTAGTCCAACTCTAGAAAGTTTAAAGTTGTTATCATCTAATTTAGTCGTATAATATTCAGTTCCACTTACTAGACCACCAATGGCAGTATCACCAGCAGTATATTTTAAAATTTCTCCAGATTGATAATCATGATTTGTAATCGTAATCTGGTTAGATGCTGTATTAATTCCTGCAGCAGCAACAGTTCTTTGTTTGTTTTGATAACCGGATCCATTATTATTAACAGTAATGGATGAGAGAACTAGTTTTTTGTTGTAAGACTTAATTTTTTGTTTTCCAAGTCCATGAATACCAAATTCAACTGTATTGATTCCAACAATCGCGTCATTTTGAGTTGGATGGAGTTTAAATGTGGTATTATCAACAATAGAAATAAAATACTCACTATCTGTTGTTAGACCACTAATTGCTCTTTGTCCATCAGGATCATAAATTACCTTTTCAGCATTTCTAAATTTATGATATGTTCCAATTCCAATTGTAGATAAAGTTGCTCCAATGGAAACCTCACCACCTTCAATTTGAGCATTAAAGGAAACCTCATGAGTTATTAGTTTTGTGTTTACCGATGCTACAGCACCAGTTCCGTTTCCACCAGTAATTTTTACTATTGGAGTTTCTTCATAATCGAAACCAACATCAATAACTCTTATTTGTTTAAGTTCTCCTGATACTGCAACATAACCAGTCGCAGCCGTTCCTACAGTATCCGATATATTCAGGAGAGGTGGAGTAATAAGATCATATCCACTTCCTGGTGCGAGAACTTCAATATCATTAATTTTTCCATAATATACTAAATCATTTGACTTGTAATTTGAGATCTCAACACCATTAACTAAAACTCCAGTAAAACCAGGTTCAGTTGGATAAACAATTCCATCAATATTGGGTGTTTTGACTTCTCTAAGTAACTTTTGAGATTCAAGAGATCTATCTCTCAAATCATATCTCTTAATGATATTATTAGTTACTGTCGTATCGGCAGTTGGAGAAACAAACGTGGAGTTAAAGATATCAGTTCTACTCTTCGCAAGTTGAATTGTTGTAGAACTAACTCTCCTTACAAAATAAAGACCTTCAGCAAAAATAGAAGAACTTACAACAGTCCTTTCATCTACCTCTCCAGATTCGTTGATAAACTTCTCAGATGCTTTCTCTGGAATATAGTAAACAGCATCTCCACTATAAAAACCATGATCTGTAACTGTGGTTATTTGTAATTGAGTTTCATCCGCAATAAACGTGCCAGAGAAAGTGATAGAACCATCAGTTGTCTCTATGGGTTGAGCATTATAAAAAGGAATAGATGGTGATGATACTAAAAGTTTTTCCTGCTTCGTTCTAGATTGAACAGAACCAACATATACGTTTTGAACGTTGGCAGAATAATTATTTGCTGATCTTAATACATCAGAATTTCCTTTGAGAATATTTCTTCTGATTGTAAAAGAAGAATTTGTGTCTAATTGCCCCTGACCTCTAATAGTGATTGTGTCAGCAGCAGTAATAGAAATAATTATAGAACCTTTTTCAGATGCACCTTCAATAACTGTAATAGTATCACCAACTTTAAAATAATGATCAGTTTTTAAAGTTACTGAATATGTAAGGTCAGATAAATCAATTAATTCTAAACTCTTTACTTCATATACTGAAGAAACATTATATAACCAATTTTTTGAGATAGCATCTGTCGCATTAGATCCTAAGGTTTTAATTTTTAATTCATCATCTTTTGCCAAATATCTTGTATCATCAATAGACAGATTACTCAATACATGATTTACTCTGACTTTAATTTCTTCATCTGAATCTAAGAAAGATGCCCCATATGCATATGTGTTAATACCGATATTGGACTTATCAGCAATTGCCAGAGTGATGTTTGAGCAATCGTAGAATTGTGTTAAAGATTTTGACTTAAAAGATACAACTCCAACAGTTTGATTTACATAGTTTACGTACAACTCACCACCCGTAGGGAATCCTACTGTTGAGTCAACATCAATGATTGTTGAACCGGCAGCAACTTGCCCAATTACTTTTGTTTTTGGGTGAGCAAAGAATTGACCATATAAAGCACCATCAACACCAATGTCTCTAGAATATCCAGAGTCAATACTCAGTTTGTAATAGGTCTCCCCTGCACCAACGTTTACCTTCTCAACTGCAGTGATAGGAGCATACGCTTTCGTAAATATATCTTTGTAAGGGTCTTGTCTTAGGACAGCTTCTTGAAGATTTACAGGATCTCCTTCTACAGGTTCAACAACAAGATCATTAACAATTCTATAATCTGCGTTGGATGGCGTAAGAAGGAAATCTCTTGGTCTTACTATTGTTACATCTTCATCATAAAGTGCTTTAAATAAAATCTCAAAAGACCTATCCGTTCCTTTACTGAGATAAAAATCCTTTGACTGTTTAATAAAGACGTTTTGATTGAGATTTTCAGTAAAAGTTCTATTATTAAATCCTGGTGTTAATTGATATTTTATTTTTGTAAGAAATTCTTTTAAAAATAGAACACTTAAGTTTGTTATAGTTGCTCCATCAACATGAGCATCTGCTTCGGATTCTTCAAATACAAGTTGTTCTGGTTTTGTTTTATCCTTGTAAGAAGAAACTCCAACAAAACCTCTTATACATCCAGTAAATGATGATGAGGTTTTGCCTGTATATGAAATAATTTCATCATCAATTTTAATCAATCCGTAAGAATCTGGGAATCCAGTTGTTCCTGTTGGAGACTTTGTAAGATCAACGGAAATTGTAGAATCGGCAATTTCAATATCAGATCCTAAGATTACAGATTCTGTTAAATTAGTTGACTCATCTAATTTTAAATATTGATCAATATTTTGAATTAAATCAACAGGACCACCTTTATACTCTTGAGCAATGTAGTATTGCTTTAAAAACTCTACAACACGAGGAAACTCTTCCCTTACATACGCAGGAACTTGGTTCTGAACTACGTTGTTAAACTGAATTCTCTTTTCTGCCATTTTATGATTTTACGTTCTTAGTAAGAGTAGGATGATCCGCCGCCGGATGAACCAGATCCGCCGCCTGATCCAGATTGACCTCCACCAGAGGCACTTCCACTGCTTCCGGTAGATGAAGGAGTGGTAGTTGTAGTAGTTGTTGTTCCAGTAGCACTGGTAGTGGTTGTAGTGGTGGTTGTTGCTATAGTTCTGTTAGTGACGTTAGTCGATAGCCCATCTGTATTTACCGTGGCAAGAACACCCGTCTCACGGACAAGTGCTCCATTAGCGTAACTAGAGGATGAGATGTAGGTAGACGCTGATGGGTCAAGACCAGAAGATATACTATCCACCACCGTATCAAACGTACTATTACTAATATCTAGTTGTAAATAAAGATCCTGTAATCCAACAACATCATTTGATGCTGGAGAAGCAGAAATCTCAATGATTGGTTGTCCATCTTTGATTTTTCCTGCCAAAATATTGACGGGATTGATTGTTATAACACCTTTCTTGTAATTAATCGTCCCGACGTTTCTTCTAAGGATTGTTGGGGTTGTAGAATTGACAGATGGAACTGTAAAGAAGAATAATGATCCATCAATTCTATTTGTATTTGGCAAATCCCCCAAATATACACTATTTGGATTTCCAGCAATTCTGAATGCTGTAGATTTGATATTATAGCCACTCATTCTCTTGATATGGAATTCATTACCAAAACCAATTTGATATTCGGCAAAAGTATTGGTAACAACTCTCAAATCACGTCTCATTTGAATATTCGTGATATTAGAGGTTACTGATTCATGACTATCATCAATAATTTTCAAAAATTTACTATATTTAAATCTAGCACCATATCTATTCAGTTCTGTTGACTCAGAATACTTGTTAGCATTGTCTTGAACTGTGCTGGAGACATATGCTGAACTTGGTGCTAGATTTGAGTTGTAATAAATTTTGGAATCAACTTCCAGATACAAATATTTCAGATCTAAAATTTCTGGAACAATTCCAGCAACTGCATATTTCTTAAGACGATTCTTAATGTTCTGTTTTACAAGGTTTGGTAAGAAATCACCAAATCTAGGTTTGATGCTGATAAAAACTTTTCCATATTGTGGTGGAATTAAGTCTTCACCACCAAATACTGAAATTGACTCAGTTTCTGGATAAATTTTCGATGGAACTAAAGTTTCATAGTCATCAGCAGTCAATGCTCTGTTTTGAGATGAGTAAATACGAGGAGCGTATTTTTTTACTGAAGAAATTGTCTCAATACTCTCTCCACCAGATGCATTAAGACCTGTTGAGACAAAGGAGATGCCATCTGTGACCGTATATTCGGTAGAGTTTCTTGTATATGTTAATTTACCAGAGAAAGCAAAATTATTAACTCCGTTTGCGCTATCTCCATTACTTACAATGTAATTTGCGGTAATAAAGTTGCCTTCTTCAAGTGCTTGACCAAAAACATCATCTCCAAAGAAAAGTTCATATCTCTCATCTTCAATTTCTTGAATATAATAAACTTTAGAATCTGATTTTACACTGAACAGACTATCTTGAAGAGAATATTTAACTGATTGTGTTGATTGTTCGTTTGCTTTTACCGTGACAGATAAAAGGTCAGTATCAATACCAATATTACTTAGAATAAATCTTTGATTTGGATTTCTAGAACTAAATGTAAATTCTGTGGTTAATACAGTGCCTTCATAGATTGGTAAATCGTTAAATGTTGCTACCCCATCAAGAACAGGAACAGTAACATCATCTAAAATTGAGAATACAAAGGATGAGTTACCGAAAGCAGCCGAAGATGCTGCTACAGGACCCTTCTTAAGGGTTATAGAGACTGGGGGAGGTGTTATATCGGAAGCATCGACAAAGAACGATATAGTCGCTCTGGCTGCCTTTCTGGAGCGTGGTACATATCCGATGTTTCTTGCTAATGCTACGACATTTTCTCTTAAAGTCGCGCTATCAATGAATACCTCATTCGCAATCATGTTTGCGTTGTATGAAGTAATATAGGTATTGTATGCCAGGACATCTAAAATCGTAGAAAGGTTAGACCCTTCAAAATCATAGTCGGTAAAACTAGAATTTGATTGTAGATAGTCTCTAAGAGTGGTTTTAATCTGGTTAAAGTCCAGATTTGAAAAATTGACTAGTGGCATTGTTACCTAGTTGCTTGCAAAACAAATTCTAATTCTTGTGCTGGAACATCAATCCCAACGATATCATAAATTACGACTGCATCATATGCGTTATTATTAAAATCAGGTGTTACTTTGACTTTTCTCAATTTAACTCTTCGTTCAAAGCGATTGATTGATTCCTCAATCTGATCCTTCATTGTTTCAGCAGAGAGATCGTCAATATTTTGAAAAAGTGATCTAGAAACGTTTGATCCGAAAGATTCGTCAAAAAACTTTTCTCCAGGAAAGGTAAAGACGATATTTCTAATTGAACGAGCAATTGCTTGCTCATTTTTAAGCGCAATTAAGTCGTCATTCAGAGGGTTACTCAGAAATGACATGCTAACGTCTTTAAAACCTTGACTTATCCTTTCTAGAGGCACAAAAATGCAGCGATTATATCTTATTTATTAAGGTATAAATCAAAATTCATTCAAAGTTTGGGAAGGAAGGACTGTAAATTCCTCTTCATTGTCAAAAATCTCAGTTTCCTTTAAAGAATCGCGTTTTTTTGGCGTTTTATCGTCGTTTGCGATCTCACGGAGCATCTTTTGGTGCTGATGGTTGCCCAGATTGTCTAAAAAATCGGTCATTTTTCTAAAATTCGGGTAAATTTTCGTTATTTTTACGTTCTTTCGCTGTTTTCCAGAAATAATTCTCATCATTTCCAAGTCCATCGCGGTCATGACCGTTCTCAACTTGATAATAAACGGTCGAAACCTTGAAATCTGGAATTTTTGGTGT